TTCACTATCCCAAGTATATCCTACATTAAACCGCCGCTTGATATGGTAACTCATGTTACGCTCTTTACACCAGTTAAATGAATCAGTAGTGTTAAGTACCCCACGCACTCTCACGCAGTATTTCTGGCCGCGACGAACTACTTTGTAAGTATCAATAGCCTGCGGCATTCAGCAGTTCCTTGACCTGCGCAACCATTTCAGTATTACGCTTGAACTTGATAGCCCATTGTTCTGGATTGATATAGTCAATGATCATCTTCTGCTGGCTTTCGTCAAGTTCTTCCAAGAACTTGACTCCGCTCTCACTCTGATACAACATCCACGGACTAATTTTACCGCTAGTAATTGCATATGCAAGTTTGTTTCTATTTGCATATCGCAATGCATCATTGCTTTGTATTCCAGCAGTTTTAGCTAATTCTATTGTAAATTCAATACTACGAGCAACAGCATCCAACGGATCTTCTACTTTCAAATAGTCAATAAGAAATTTAGTATAATTTGTGTCGCTGCACCAGCTATCAATTTTGATTTGGTTCTTTAGTAACCAATCGGCATACCGAGTTACATTGATACACTTGATATCAACGCAGTAATGGCCAAACTTAACAAAGGCGATATAATACGCACTTTTAGTAAAATCTATGTAAGTTTTCTTTTTCTTAGTACCAGTATTTTTAATGTAAAAGTTTACCCAAGACTGAAAGCCGATGCGATTGCCAGGCTGATCTTTATCTTGCCATCTACGCTTGTTTTCACATAGGTGTTTGATTAAAGTAGTTTCACGCTGGAAGCTACGATTGCAAAACTCACAAGAAAACTCGGACTTAGTTTCCGAGTTCTTTTTCGTAGTCTTCGATGTCTTTATCTGTAATAAGCTCACTTAACAACTCAATCTCATCAAACTTTAATTCGGGGAATGTATTAGCAATATACATCTTTTTCTTGTGATTGTCAACAAAAACTTCACTGATGGCAGTTAGGTCACTATCACTTGCTTTGGGATAGACTTTCTTGTAATAATCTTTTATCTCCTTAGTCTTAGGAGATTCTTTCAACTTACTAACTCTATCACGAATATGCGGAATCCATTGATGAAATTGCTTACCTAGTCCAGGACTAGCAGCACATAACATCAACCATTGTAGTTTAGGATTCTTCTGCACACTTTCGTTAAAGAAATACTTGTTAGCATGGTATTCAGTGCTTTGCAGATAATAGCTTTGCAACTCGCCGCTTCCCTTAATAGCACTGACCCAATGAATTAACATGAAGGGCACGAACTTCTTTTGCTGTTCAGGAGTTAATCTATCATAATACGAATAGTCCTTGCGGTCAATAGCCGCAAGTGCTTCAAAAAGATCAAAATCAATCTTCTCAAACTTTTCGTCTGCTGATAGTTTTTCTTTAGCCATTATGCCTTTAGTGCCTCAATTGCAAGAATGTGTTCAACTGCCTGACCAATATCTTCGCTACTGTTGACAATAGTGAGAGTGGGACCGTCACCGTCTTTAAAGCGGTCTTGCTTGTAATGTTCGATGACAAAGCCGCCCGAAGCAGGGTAAATAGTGAAACGAACGCTAGTCTTGCCGTTAAGACCTTCGTGAGGTCTTATCGAATCAGTAGCATATACTTCTGCCTTCTGTCCGCTTTCCCATGCTTCGCGGGACCACTGTGCAAACTTTCTTTTAAACCAACCCATCTTCTTTTCCTTCTCTTTATGTACCTTGCGGGTCCTAGCTGTATCAAGTCTAAACACACCAGCACTGGGAGGAGTGCCAGCAATCGTTCTGTTATACTTTGCTTGACCTAAGGTCTGCCCAGATGACATTAAATTTCTTTCTCAACTTGAATCAGTTGGAATTCAGAACCCTTACCACTAGTAGACAGTTCACCCAAATCATCAAGAGTTTGGCTATTATATGTCAGCCCGGTTACAAGTTCCCAACCATCGTAATCACTAGTCATGAACATAAGCTTCTTAGGATCAAAAGCTTCATCTTCACATTCAAACGAAAGGAAGTGACCTTTCTCAAAACTCTGCCCGATAAAATATACATCTCCGTCTTCTAGAGTTTCTTGTGGATAGACTTCTTCGGTCTGCTCACTGTCAGCACCCAAATCATAAAACTGATCTAATGTAAGAGCATCATAAATGACATTATCATTTTCATCAGTTATTGAAATGTAACAATCATCTACTGCTGGCCCATTGTTATGACCAAGATCATCATGGTCAAACCATTCACCTGGTTCAAAAGGACGAATGTCTTCTGGAATTTCTACACCTTCGTTTTCTTCAAAGAAATCACTATTCCAAGCATAGTCATCAAAATCAATTTCATTTTCCTGTACTAGATCATAAAAATCGCTCTGCACAGTACCAATAACAACTTCGCCGCCGCGGCCTCCAATTTCAATACGATATTTCATTATTTTTCACCTCTCTTAGTAATCATCACCTCAATATTAGGATATAAAGTACGAATGACGCCCATAACATCGGACTTCTTATTCATCTTTTTAAAGTTGTTTACTTCTTTAATAGTAATCATCATTTTACCTTTCATTAAGTTGGTTGAGAACATACGCATAAATTACTTGACTTCCTGCATAAAACATCGCTGCACAAAAAGCAACAGTTAACCCAATCATTATAACAGGAAGAAAAATCCAAAACAACACCACTGATACTAATGCAATAAGTCTATTCATAATTAAAACGCCTGACTGTAATCTACTACTTCACAGTTCCTACTAATTTCTTTAACGAAATAGACGCACCTAGGGTTTTCATGCTCATCTATGGGTACACTTAGAAATTGCCCATTTCGTAATCTAGGGCTATACCAAGTAACATCTGGATAAATATCTAGAATCTCAATAGGAAGAAATGAAGGGGAAAAGGATGTTCTAGGATTAAACTGAAACGCATTAAAGCCTCTGTCATTCAAGCTTGATAGCGGCAACGCTTCTAGATCACCATGGTCTTGTTCACCTATCAGCACTTGCCAATCAATCGGCATCTTGATTACCTTGTCTGCTATTTTAAGTACAAGAGCAGGACTATTAAATGATTCTAAGAAAATCAATGGAATAAAATGATAGTCTACATTCTGCGGGTTACTATTATCTAGAATAGCAAAACGCAAATCGTCTATTTCTTCTGGCATTGTTTCCAGATTATAGAATTCGTTTTCAAGTGTTAGTATACGCATTTTACAACTCTAGCATTATTTGTGAGGTTTGTCAACATATTAATAATCCAATTTCTCTACCGTAAACGGATAGTTTGCTTCCTTATAGAAAGTCTTTCTCTGTGTTAAGTGCCTCTTCGCAAACTTACACGAACTAGTGATATCCCAAATCTGTACATGGTCCTTATCTTCTGCTTTACGAATACCCCTGCCTATTGACTGAATAACTCGTACAAACGATTTGCCAGGCTCAATAAGAACCAAATTAAAGATCCTAGGAATATTAATACCGACAGCCGCAACGCCGTATGTTGCGACAATAATTTTATCGTCACTCGTGGCAACCTCATCATATTCTGCCTTTCTTTCTGTTAGACCAGTACCGCCATTGACGAACACTGCATTGGAACCTAATCTACTTACAATCTCTTTACCTGCATTCACTCGGTCAACGAGTACGAGAGTGTTTCCAGTCAGATTCACTTTTTCGATTAATGCAGCAATTGTATCGAGGCGATTAGGATCCTCAAGTAAGTGCTTTAGCTCGGACTGATAATTAGTGAACTCAACCTTATCCTTAAGCTGAACAATATTAACATGACATTGTGCGAGTACGCCTCTGTCTTGTAGTTCTTTTGCTGATAGCTTACCGATAACGGGACCGAGTGATACAAGCAATGATACTTGATCCATCTTATCTTTAGGAATGGTTCCTGTCAGTCCCCAGCGAATAGGAATGTTACTGAACACTCCAGTAAGCATTGTCTTGAGTACATCAGCCTTAGCCATGTGAACTTCGTCAACAATGACACACGCAATATCTTCAAAGAAGAATTCGTCAAGAGTTTCTTCACCCTTGTCTGTGTTCTTGAATAGATTGTTCAAGCTTTGCCATGTGCAGATAGTGTGCGTTTTGCCGTAATCCTTACGGTCACCAAAGTAGACGCCGACATCCAATCCTAAGTTGATGTAGTCTGCTTCTGTTTGTGTAACAAGACTCTTGTTGGGGACAATCACTAGGGAGCGTCCTAGGTGCTCTACGGACTTAGATAGAGCAGCAGTCATCAGCGTTTTGCCAGCGCCTGTTGCAACTTCCTGTAGGCATTGAGGATTCTCTAAGAAGTTGTTAACAATCTCAACCTGATAGTCACGCAGTACGATAGGCTGGCCTTCTCGTTCATGACCTTTTGGCCACACTGTACCAGCGAACGAATCTTCTTTGATGCGCTCGAACTTAAGTTCCTCATGTGACTGCCGCAAATCTACAAGTTCAATATCATGTCCCTTATCATATAGATAGGTAATGATTTGTTCTAACAGATTTACATAGGTACTTCCACCAAGACTAAAATAACTAATCTTGCCGTTCCATCGACCGAGGCGAACTGCTGGGAGATATCTCGCCCCCGGCTTTTCAAACTCAAACATCTTCATCAATGCTCGACGGTCTCCTACTTCTAGGCCCTCGACTTTTACATTAACTTCGTCTTTAATTATGATTTTAACTTCTGTCATTTAACCTCTATCGGTCGTGAATCCTTGATCACGATAGTTTTACTTATTGAATCGGGAACTGTCTTGTCGTTTGAGGACACTTGCTGTAACAGCATAGTAATTCCAGGACCCGTATTGGACCCGTAACTAAGCGGCCCATGTACCTTCATGCCGTACTTTTCAACAATATCAGTGATTTCTTGTTTCCAAGGCACTGACCTAATGCCGCGACCTAATACAACATTACTGCACCCGATGTTTCTCATCCAAGATATTACTGTTTCACTAACAGCAAGGTCAGTTTCATAGAAATCAGTTGATGCAAACTTGAGTTTTTCATTGCCATCGTAAACCTCTGGGTCAATTCTGATACCCATTCGTACTAGCTTAAACAGATTACTAGGAGTAATGTCCAAATCAGTATCAGCTATCATAGAACCTAAAATACTATTACATGCACCTATCAAAAGTCTATCATTAAACTTTTTAGCAGTAGGGTTCCACATCAAATTTTGATATTGCTGCAATTCAGTTAAGATGGGTTGCAAGCTGTCACAATACCTAACATGGTCAAAATATTCAGGAAGAATATTATAGGCTACCTTCAAACTTAGTGTGTTGAATTTAGCACGATACAACTTTTCAGTGCTGTCCCATACAAAATTATTGTTTTCAACTAATCTAAACTGACTAATAAAAGATTTATTGAATGGCACTTTGATAAGGATTTCATCGTCATTTAAACGAACACTTGCACCAGTATATTCAGGTGTGCTTTCGACTATCATAGTCTTCCATGGCAGCGTCTTTAGTTCTTCCTTGACGAGTCCATTCTTAGTAAGCTGCTTTTTATACTTGCTAATAAGCTTATCAAACAAATCAGCTTGGTTGCTTGTTACTCTGGAACTATTCTGTATCATAGTTTGCAGGTTGGCCATGAACTTGTAGTCATACTGACTCAAGCTAATCTTACCCTGCAGGAAGAAATATAGGAGCTGTTCTTTGTTCTTCATATTCATATTATAGCACCGTTATTTGCTGATTACAAGCATTCTGGCAAAAAAGTAGGGACCGAAGTCCCCACAAGGTTATTGAAAGGCTGTTATTATGTAAATTATCCCCGCTTCATCACAGTGCTGATAGCGAGTGCTTGCCACTTGTTCGGGGAAATCTTAACCAAGTCAGCAATCTTGAGTGCAGTACGGATTGACAGTTCACGCAAACGCTTCTGATTTTCTTGCATGAAGTCGAGGACTGCTGCACCTTCATTGTTCTGGAAGTTGTAGTCCTTGAACAGACCACCATCAGCATCGCGGTTGACCTGACGAATACGCAGCATCTTATCACGCTCGGTATCAATGGTCAAGTCGATGAAGTGACAGCGTGATTCCAAAGCCTCAAGGTGATCTTGCAGCTTCTTAGACTTGACATTCTCAAACTTGAGGTTCGTGATGAAGATTGCACCACCCTTGAAGTCGAACGAGTTAGGGATACCTTCGTCACGCAGAAGGCGTGAGTCCGAGTTCCAACAAATGCGCCGACGCTTACCGCTATCAAGAGCAGCCTTGAGAATGTTCAGCGAGAGTTCGTCACCGAACACGCTATCGCAGTCATCAAACACAAGGATGTTACCCTTTTCGCTGTAACGATACAGCTGGGCATACAGACCGAGTGCAGTCATTGCACCCTTAACAACTTCATACTTTTGACGCTTGTTAGAAAGCTTGTCAAACAATGAGGACTTGTCAAGCTGCTGCTCAACGCCGAACGACTTACCTACGCCCGGAGGACCCGAAACAATCATCGCACGAATATCGCCCTTGATACAAGCAGCGGACATTTCATCGAGGATTTCGAAGCGAGTAGCAATGCGATCCATCGCTTCGCTATCGGATTCAGTAACAGTAGTTGCAGCAGTAGCAACACCGTTGACTTCGATTGCGTCAGGACCTTCAATGCGAATCTTGACCTTATCAATCTGATGGGGGAACTGACCCTCATTCTTCACAGTGATATATGCGCCCTTTGCGCCGTGCTTGATACCCTCAACGAGAGTGAACTGGGTATTGATAACTGGGAGATTACGATACTCACCCGACTTGACAAGAACAGTAGTCATACTCAAAAGCCTTTCAACAGCGTTTCAACAATTACTGTTATATCAAATCGGGAGGGTAATGTCAACCGAAAAGATGCCTTTTACGAAAAATATTTCGTAAGTGCTTCTAGCTTGTCTTCGTACTCGGCAATCTGTGCAAGTTCAAGTTCAACAGCGCCCATAAAGTCAGTGTGTTCATGGATAGCCATTGGGTTATTGAGCATAATGTCAATATTCAACTTATGCTTTTGAATGCTTGTTTCAAAGCTAGCCTTAAGGGCAGATACGATATTGTCTTTCATAATTAAATAAACCTAACAAGCGCACCGAGTGCAAAGATACCAAGGAGACCTGCGTTAACTGCCATCGATGCAGAATCCTTCATACGAATGCTAGCGAGAAGCCAAAATGCAGCACCAACATTAAATGCGACAATGTTGATTGGGTCAAATCCACCAGCAGTAGCAAGTGCGCCTACGATAGTAGCAGCAGTTCCAACCCACTTACATGCATTAAGGTAATGCTTATCAGCAAATTCACGAATGGTATCAAGATAATTTGTGTTCACAGTTTCTAAGTTCATCTTTAATCCTCAACTTTTCTTTCTTAAGACGATTGATTTCGTCTTCGGGTCCATGTGTATGAATAAGCTGATTAATTTCTAATTGGATATTGTAGTGCTTACGCTTAAGCTGTTCAATATGATTCTTCAACTTTTCATCACTCATTAGTTATAACATCCTTTTATGTATATGTCAACCGATAATCTTCCAACCGGGATTAACCCGATAGAAATGCAATGTATCATACGCCCGTTCTATGTAGTTGCCCTTGATAGTCACTGGCTTCTTGATACACTCTTCCCAAGCGGGAATAAGTGGATTCATTTTTTCAACAGAAACGCAAATACGATTGCTATGTTCGTCTTTGAACCAATATTTAATGCTGGGATTTTTCTTTTGGTATTCGTTCACAGACCGAATGTATGTAAGTGTTACTTCATCCTTATTACGCCGATATTTTTTGATTTCATGGTATTCAGTTTCAAATACCTCATTGACTAAAAGCAAATCAT